GTACCCCCCCCCGTTCGTCAAACGTCAAAAGCTTCTCCCGGTAATACTCATACTGCTTCCTTCTTGCTTCCAGCTCCGCTTCCAGCTCCGCTTCCAGCTCCGCTTCCAGCGTAGTGAAATTATCAAGAATGTTGACAATTTCTTCCTGAACAATAAGAGGTGGAATGGGAATTTTAATTTCAAGCATTTTTGCTTTGGTTAATTTTGCACGACTGCCCCCCGACAGAAAAGGAATAAAATTCATACTTCTTAGGTAATGAAATAAGAACTTATTGTTTAGCTCACCATTGCCCTGAACAACGTGAACATGATTGTTTGCCCAAAATTTTCCCTCAACATATTGAATGGAATATTTTTCCAAACTTGCTGATCCGTCCTCAGCTATTAAGACGTATTCGCCATCATGAGTAAAACCCTCGACATAATCTTGTATATTATTTGCGCCGTAGTATGGTATTTTCCCGGGAACTCGCAAACTAGACTTCACAGGCTTTCTCTTGTTGTCAGCAATGTCACAAACCTTTACTAACTCCTTGAAATCAACCCCCTCAGAACAAAACTCACTGATTAATTTATCAATTCTATTCATTCTTTTTGTCATACCTTGGCTCCCTCGATATCAGCCACGATCTCATCAATCGCAACACGCAATTCATTTTGACGCTTCACAATATGACTGATCTCTTGATTAAGCTCTGTGATATTCACTACCTCACGAGTATCTTTCTGCACAACATAACTCGATACAGCAACATTATAATCATTCTCAGCAATAGCTTTGTTATCAACTAATTTCGCAAAATGCTCTTTGTCTTTTCGCATGGTAAAAGCATTCAAAATTTTAGCTCTGTTTTCATCAGTCAATTGATTTTTATTACCACCACGAACAAACTCGGCCGAAGCATCAATGAAAAGTGTTTTATTGTCCTTCTTACTTTTCTTAAGAACAATAATGCAGGTGGCAATTGTCGTTCCGAAAAAGAGATCAGGCGGAAGCTGAATCACCGTATCAACATAATTATTATCAATTAAATATTGGCGAATTTTCTGTTCTGCTCCAGTTCGATAAAGAACGCCAGGAAACTCAACAATAGCCGCTGTCCCGCTGGTGGATAACCACGAAAGCATATGCATAGTAAAGGCAAGATCCGCTTTGCTTTTGGGAGCTAAAACTCCCGCAGGCGAGAATCGGGGATCATTAATCAAAATAGGATTGGCATCGCCTTCCCATTTAATAGAGTAGGGCGGATTAGAAACGATGGCATCAAACGGCTCATCATCCCAATGCTTTGGATCCCTAAGAGTATCACCGTGAGCAATATCAAATTTTTCGTAATTGATATCATGCAGGAACATATTAATACGGCAAAGATTGTATGTAGTAAGGTTAATCTCTTGTCCAAAAAAACCCTGCCGTACTTTTTCTTTTCCAAGAACCTTCGCAAACTTAAGAAGCAATGAGCCAGACCCGCAAGCAGGGTCATATACTTTATTGACTTCCTTCTTGCCAACCGTGGCTATTTCAGCCAAAAGCTCGCTTACTTCCTGAGGCGTAAAGAACTCACCTCCGGACTTTCCGGCATTTGAAGCATACATTGTCATTAAAAACTCATAGGCATCGCCGAACGCATCTATTGTGTTATCAGAGTACTCTCCTAAACGAAGTCCGCCTATGGATTCTAAAAGTTTGGCAAGCCTTTGATTCCTTTTTTCAACAGTATTCCCCAACTTCGTGGAGTTCACATCCAAATCATCAAACAGACCTTTGAGATCATCTTCACTGTCAGTGCCTTTTGCTGAATTTTCAATATCACGAAAGATGGCGGCAAGTGTTTCGTTGAGGTTGGGATTATTACGTGCGTTTTTAGTTACATTGACAAAAAGCTCACTGGGTAAAATATAAAAACCTTTTTCTTTAACGGTATCAGCACGCCCAAACTCAGCTTCTTTGTCGGAAAGTGTTGTGTAATCAAAATCTTTCTTGCCGGTACGACGCTCATCAGCATTGATATAGTTCGTTAAATTCTCACTAATAAACCGATAAAAAAGCATCCCCAGAACATATTGCTTGAAATCCCAACCGTCTACGCTACCACGCAAATCATTAGCGATCTGCCAAATAGCACGATGCAATTCTGTGCGTTCCTGTTCCTTTGATAACTTTGAATGATTATTCACCATAATAAATCTCTCTTATTTGTTATTTAACATCATTCCATTTTTTACGATCTTGCTCTATCAGATCACGAATGATGGATACTATCGAATAATTCTTCCTTTTCTTCTGAAGAACAAGCGACTTTTCCTTTAGAAAAAAATACTGCTCCTCCGAAAGCTCTATTGTAGTTTTTTTCATTTTATGTTTGCCTTTAGTCATTGCTAAACTCCTGAGGTTCAAGAGTGATAAAAATCAACATTTCCATATTTACAGTATTATATCAACTTGACAGAAAAAAATCTACCCTAAAAACAAAAAAACCTTCGCCCAGTCACAATGAACTGAACGAAGGTTTTTCTTTTTTAAAGTCCGGGATTTATTCCTTCAAACTCGGGACGAATTGCCTAAATTGTTACAATTAATATACTACCAGACATTATCCCGGTCAAGAATTTTTAAAATACAGATTCACCAGCTCAGCCACAAACTTGTGTTTACCGCCGATATGCCAGTCGGTATTGCGTTCCGGCTCAACAGGGGATTTATAATCATAAATCGTAAACTGCAAGCCGTTGATCCTGCCGTACCACTCCACCTGAATCTTACCATCCGGCGATGAGATAATTTGCGGATCCCCGAACACCCGAAGAAGCTCATCATACATTATGCCATCAGGCAAATATCCCTGACATCCGGTTCCACAATGCGAACCCGCTCCCATTTCAACCTTCAAATCAATTTCAGCATTAACTTTCATTTTTCACCTTACCTTTGCCCCATCCCGACTTCCAGCGGGCAACCGCTCCGGCAACAAGAGCGTCGATTTCCTGCTGAGTGATCCCATCAGCGAGAACATGCATCAGCTCTTCTTTATTAAGAATGCGGAAATTCTTAATGCCTCGCTCCTTTGCCATTAGCATCATTTCTTTTCTTGTTGTTTTCATAATACCGACTCCTGTAATTTCCCGGTCGCCACATCCATCATCTGAAAATGCGTGACGCCTTTTTCCTTCCACTGCTGTTCGATGGTGATCGACCATTTGCCCAGTGGCATAACTCTCTGAATCTCCCGCAACCGCAATTTGACCGCCTTCTGATGATCACGCATGCGACCTGTTACCGGAATATTCTCAACGTAGATTTCCTCGCCGTCTTGGCGAACGCTGATGTAGCGCTCTTTTTTTGCCGTCATATTTTCTTTAACCATAACAATCCCTCCTCTTGTTGTAATAGGGCCATATTCCCGAGGGGATTGCAAGGCGTTCTTCAGCCTTTCTTAATCAACGCTTTGACCGCCAGTGGAACGTCTTTTGCCTCTTTGACAATCGTTTCGACCTCCTGCTTGGTCAGCTTTTTATCGGCGAAAGCGATCACAATGGCGTTTAAAAGCTCGCTGATCTCTTTAAGCACACTGAGCGCCTTTGAAAGCACAAGCCAGATCGCCCCGATCCCGACAACCGCCGTGATAAGCTGGGGAATATTACCCGAAATGTAATCCATCAAAATATCCATGCGACACCTCCTAATCTAAATCGTTAAATTTCTGAACCATTTTTTTATACCGGGCTTCCAGCCGTGTGAATTCCCGCTGATCCGCCAAGCCCTGAGCGTGCGCAATCTTAAGCATATCCTCAACGACAAAGAAAATATCCTCCGCAAGGTCTGTCGCTTTCTTGATACGCTTTATCCGCTTAAGCGCATACCGCTTCTGCTTTTGATCAGCGTTATTCCATTCACGCAAAAACCTGAATACTTCTTTTACTGCGTCTGCAATAGCCGTGGCTGACATGCCGACTCCTTCTGAAACAGTTTTGTACACATATAAAACCGTGCAAGCGCAACACCGTGCGTCCACCCGCACATGCCCTTTGAATCAACAAACTCCTGAGGATTGCCATACTCGTAAGGAATAGCCACGCATGCCGGGCATTCCATGTTAAGCACGCATTCCTGACACTCCTGCGGACGGCGTTTATACTGATACATCACCTCCGCTTTTAACTGCGAATTGACCGGCACAAAACGATCGCCTTCCATCTTGCCGATATGCATATCTTCTTTGCCCATCGTGCAAAAACGGTTGCATCCATACGCCAGACCATCGAAACCGATACATGTCATCTCGTTGCACGAACCGCAATAATTACGCTCGTCACTCTTCATCTTAAAAAGCCTGCTGTTGTACTGCCGGATAAAATCAACATCCGGATTGAGCTGTCGCAATTTGACTGTTTTATAAAGATCCGATTCCAGAAAATAATCCGCCAGACGCATAAACTCCCGGGCAACAGTAAGTCCGAAAACAGCATCCACATTCTCCTCATACATGATATTTCCTGAAATGTCCTTGAACCCCAAACCGATAAGGTGAAGAATTGAACGGTAATAATATTTTTGAAACGTTTCTTTTGTAAATGTCGCCTTAACTCCGACCTGATCTCTACCAAGCGCCTTGAATAAAAAATCAATATGGGGAACAATGTCGCTATACGATCCTTTGCCATTCTTATGCTTGCGATACGTGTCGTGCAGTTCCTGAACGCCGTCTATGGAAACGCCTACCCTCAGAACATCTTTGTTCTTTTCGATATAATCCCTGACGGTTTTCTTACCGAGCAACGTGCCGTTTGTCGTTAACGAAACAAACATCTTTTTGCCAAACGTACGGGCGTAATCGGTCAGCTCATCCAGAAGGTCAACACACAGAAAACTCTCTCCACCGATAAACTCAAGTTCACAAACACTTTTCTCTGCGTGTTTATCAAACATATAATTCATAAACCGCTTAACCGTATCCGCATCATTAACCCGGTTGTATTTTTTCTCATAGCAATAATCACACGCCAGATTGCATGAAAGATTTGTCAAAACCTGTATACTGAAAACATCACGCATTGTAGACCTCCAGAAGTTTGCTCCAGACAAACAGTGCGTCCTCTGAAGCGCAGACAGGGGAAACAATCAGCCCGCCACCGGCAAGGTCTTTGTTGATCTGAAAAATATCTTTCACGTCCTTAAGGCACGGACGGTTGTATTCTTTAGCCAGAGCAAGAAAACGGCTGAACAGTTCTTCTCCAAGATTTTGATAGTAAAATGCGCACCCTTCGGGAATCTTTGTTTTTACGCCGTACACCTGCCGGTAACTGATGAGACTGTTATCACACCGCCATTCCAGATTAAACTGACATCTGTTGCATTCGCCGGTTTTGGTCGCAATACGGATATACGGTCGGCTGATCTTTAAATTTCGCTCAAATACATCCAGCGCACTGCCATCCAGCTCCTTCACTTTGGAAACATCAAATGTAAGCTCAACCTTACAGTCAAACATCTGCCCCAGCTCTACCGCACGCTGACCGAACTCCTCCTGCGGTTGGATGACATATTTAATAAGTCTGCGATTGATTTTCTTTACAAGTCCAGCATCACACTTCTTTGCGGCAATAGCTGAAATCATCACGATCACTTTGTACCGGTTTAAAAACCAGACCATATCCTCATCCAGCAATAATCCGTTCGTCGCAAACAAAACCTTGCCCGTACCGATCCGCCTGATCAGACGCTTAACCCTGTCTTTTTTGGTTAACGGTTCACCTCCACTGATAAGCACCCGGGCAATGTTATGTTTCTCAAAAAATGCTATCGCTTTATCCTCATCAAACTGATCGTCCTGTGGATAAGGCATAAGGTTGCCGTCTTTCTTAATACAGTGCGGACAGTTTAAGTTGCAGTCTTTGGTAACCTCCATTGTGAGTCTCAACTCCTTCATAACAGCGTTCCTTCCTTATACGCTTTGATCTTTGAGAGAATTTTCTTCTCACGTTTGATAATCCTGTCGATATCTTCCATCTCAACCGGCTTTGCAAGCACGTCAGAAAATATCGCCTGTTCCTCATCGCTGAGCGTAACTTTAGAAAGCAAGAACCGGATAAGCCGTCCGTAATCAGCTATGCGGGAAGCATTGTTGCCCGCCTCCCGGTTGACCTCGTATTCCATCCACGGTTTAAGAAGATTTTGTTTCTGCTCTGCGACCGGAAGTTTAACGAACTTATCCTGCTCATCATCAAAAGCGTATTTGTAATGAAAGGCGACCAGAGCCAGAAGCGACTCCTCCTGATTGTCAACCGGCTTGAATTCACCCGCTCTCCGACCGCCGTCATCCGGAACGGTATCGTCATCCATGACAGCGTAATAATTTGGATGACGTGTCATCATCTCCTGATACGATCCTGCAGTTTTACACCAGACCTTCTTGCCGGTAAGAGGTTCCCGCAACTTCTCAAGACTTATGTACTCAAGAACCCTGTCCTGCAAAAAGAACTGATCAACAAACAAATAATATGGATCAAGACAATCCATAAACTGACCTTTACCGCAATGGATAACATCTTCATTCTCATGCCCCCTGATATATTTCTCGTAAAGGTGGGGAATAAAAATATCTTTCGCTTTAAGCGATACCGCACCTTTAACCAGACCGTTTTTGATATATTCCAAATTCTGCCGGTAGCGGGTAACTATCGGATAATTACAGGCTTCTTCTAAAAAATCCATCATCTACCTCCTAACCCATATCACAACCGTCACAACTGCCACCGCATCCGCCCTGACACGTTCCGGTACATCCGCTATTGCATGAACCGGTGCAACTGCTCAAACATGTCCACGAACACCCACTACACCGGTAATAGGTAGGCCCCTGACTGTTAAGCAGACTTGAATTAGAGGCGTTCGATGCCGTACCCGCATTCGTGGCATAAGGCGCTGTGATTGTGGCAAGCACGGTTGCTCCATTTTTTAATCGAATATTATTGCCGTTTACATCCAGACCGTTGGCATAGCCAGTAAGGTCGGGATTCGGCATATCAAAAAAACCTTTTGAACCCACATCATTGGTTCCGTAATACTTTGTATTGCCCGGTGATTCTGAACCGCCTTCGAGTTTTTCTGTTTCAACCCCTCCATCTTTTAGCTGAAGCTGATCACCGGCTGAAACCTGAAACACTGCCGTATCGATCAAACCGTCCAGATACTCTGGCGTTGTGTCGCTGACATCCGCCTTGAGCTTATTAGGCGAATTATCCGCAGGAAGCACCCCGGCCGCTTGAGGAACACTGGCAAGACCGACCAACGCTGACCCCGAAACCTTATTGGCAGAAGTGATCTGTGCCAGCTTGCTGTCCTCAATCCCGGCATTAGGCGCAACCTTGTCGTTTGTGATCTGTAAATTCGGATCCGTGCCAAGTTCGAGAGCGTCCCAGTTTGCACGGCAAGCGGCGGGGAAGTTGATCAACAGCATATCGTTTTCGGGTTTAGTCTTGTCCCAAGCCATCGCCTACCTCCTTCTTTCTATACGCCTCAGCAACCCTGTCCATATCGTACAGCTCAATGCCGTGTTCCTTGAGCATGTCTATCCAGCAGACATCATGAAGGAATAATTTTTGCGCATAATTGTGCGCCTGCTCAACACACGAAAAGACCATGGGCTTTTTGCCCGGCATGCGAAGAATGATATCTCCACGCACGGCAATGTATGCCATATCATCCGCAATCGGACGTTTACATCTGTGACAGATTAATTTACTCATCGATACCCTCCGATCTGTAAACATGACTGATGACTTTCTGCAAAACACCGTTAAGCGTTGCCTTGCTGAATCCCGCATTTTTAATCCCGATACTGCGTGTTTTACTGATCACACCGTCATCATTTATTTTGTAAAGAATCGTTCCGCTTGAAAAACTGCCCTGATCGAACTCGATAACAACTTTTTGCGGAATAACTGTTTTTGCCATAAATCTACCTCCTAAATTCCGTGAGCCTGCCAGTCGAAGTCGCCGGTCTGCTCAACGCCTGAACCGTCATATAATTTGACCGTAAACCCTGTTTCATTCTTATCCATAAACCTTGAATAAATACCGTTCCCTGAAGCAATCGAAACATTAACAATCGGTTCTTCGTGAAATGTTTTGGCAAACAATACCTGCTTGCCATCAACGGCAACGTCAACCGTGTTCGCTCCGTACTCATCAATATCCGGCAAATCACCGTGGTAATTGAGCGATGTACAGCTCACGCTGTCACTGACATTCTGACGGGTTAATGTCATTCGAATCTGAAAATACCGGCACAGATAATCGCCCGCCTGATAGCCTGTCCACTCCGTCCACGTTATGTTGTCTTCAGACGTGCGAATCTCAAACGTGGCAACGCCCGGGCTTTCAATTCCTGAAAAGCGAAGCGAATCACTCGAATCAAATCGGGTCACGCTGTCATCATTAAACTTTCGCCCTGTATAAAGCGTGGTGACCACATCAATGCCGATATACACTGTTGCCAGAAAACCGAAGTCCCTGATCGGTGTTGAGTATTTGCCTGACAGATAACCATCCTCGATCACCAGATTGTTGCCATCAATATCGATATTCTCTCTTGTTCCCGGCCATGACGGATGATCCACAAATTCAGAAACAATATTCCTGAACGGTATCTCCGTGATCGTGATAACCGCTCCCTTTGCGGTTTCTGAATAATTACCGGAAGTATCAATCGCCTTGATCCAATAACTCTGCCCGACACCTGTCCTGAAATTCGTTGTGAGATAATGTGTTCCCTGTTGAAAGGTCACAACCTGACCGCTTTCCCAGTCCGCACCCCAGCGTATTTCATATCCCCAGACATCAACATCATCGATTTCGCTCCATCCAAAATAAAGCCTGTCCCTGTCCTGATTAACCAGAAAGGTTGGCACATCGCTCGGTGGCGCAGATTTACCGACAACCGTGATCTCGCTTGATGGCGCAGATGAAAGAGGGCTTTCCTGACCGATATCTGAAAGGGAAGTGACTTTAACCTGATAGGTCATGCCGTCAATAATGTCTCCTATAATCCTGAAACTCGAACCCGAAGTCTCTCCTCTGGCTCGCCAGCTTAAACCGCCGTCATCGCTCAAATACACTTTTGCCCGGGCAAACGCCTTCACATAGGAATCCGCATAGCCCGGCCGGTCAAACCAGACATCAATGGCATTTTCAATAGTGCCGTCTGTTTTCTTGACCAGCGACTCGGTAACATTCAAATTCGTGACCTGAGGAATTTCTGCGGAAAGAGAAGAATAATTATTCTGCGGAACAGTGATCTCTGAATCATCATAAACCGCTTCGCTATACTCAAGAGCCGATATCTGCACTTCATTCTTGCCTTCACGCTGAACCGATACAACACGGAAGTCTTTCTTAACCTTGCTTGTCTCACCGATAGCGTAAACATCAAACGCCTGCGGTGCATAAGTAAACGCCACACACTCAACTTCTGTATGATTTCCTGTCGGTGACGTGATCAATCTCTCCTCTATAGAATCATCAGAAGAACGAACCTGTATCTTGTATGACTTGCCGTCCTCTATCACCATTTCACGGTCAAGTTTTATAAGCGTGTTTGTGCTGTTCTCCTGAACCCGTCCCGAAAAACCCCACTGGGGAACATCATGCGAAAGGGAAATAATATCGCCAGCCTGACAGGCAACGGCATCAATACCCGCTTTAAAATTAACCGAACGGTTAATGTAGCGTGCGACTTTAAGCGCATATCGAGCCGCACGGATTGCATAACTAACCCGGGTCGTAAAAAGCCTGACCTGACTCTTTCGCATCGGCTCTCCTGAAGCCAACGCTTCTTCATCTATGTAGGCAATCGTCTCCTGACGGTAGTTTTTTTCTTTATCAGTAAACTGCACCTCAATAACATTCGGAACTTCCTTGAGCGTTTTCCAGCTCTGAGCGAAACTGTCCTTGATAATATTGCCCATACCGAAAAGCTGAGTCGGTGTTGAAGGTTTATCGATCTTAAAAGATATCCCGCCACCGCTATAAACCGGCATGGCGTTAAATGTGGCACATAACTGAATGAGAATATCCAGAGCCTTGTTATTGCTATCAATAACCACATCCAGCCTGAACCGTTTCTCAAACCCTCCCTGACCGTCCGGCACCTTCTCCTCACAATAACGTGACATCTCAAGAAGCGAAGCCGTATCCAGATTCTGCGTTGAAATATACTCACCTAATCCAAAACGCTCATTGACTATCAAGTCCCGCAAACACCAGACAGGATTCGCCGAATACTTTTCCGTATAGATTGTTCCGTTCCATGTAAGCAAGGTGTCATCGGCAAGCAAGCGGTAATCACTTCCATCCCAGTAATAATCTTCCCAGTTAACCGGCACTCCCGCATTACGCACATCCGGAACCAGAACCTTTTTACCTTTAACGACTGCGGTAATGTTCGGCATCGATCCTGAAAGCTGATCGGTCGCAAGAAGCTGTAACCCCAAAAGAGCGGTATTCGGATAACTCAAATCATCCGTCTTGATCTCATCGATCTGAAAAAGTGAAAGATCGCCCTGCTTTAGCGGGTCAAGTGAACTGTCATCACTTGTGCGGGTAATGCGAATATCATACTGCCCCGGTGTGAGACCCGCCTTGCGGTAAACACGGCGCACAACTGAGCGTGACTTTGCCGAAATATTGGTAACGCCTAAATCTGTATACGTTCCCTCTGAGTGCAGTTTATACTCAACCCTGTAAGAAACACTCCAGCTCTGAATATCGCCTGAACTTGAATTCTGCTGGTACAGTCCGTTATTACAGCGCAAGTGAATCTCAAAGGCTTCCACATCAGAATCAACCGTAGTATAAACATAGGAATTATTTTTCGTGAGTGTGGCATTGACCGGATAGACATTGTGCAGATCCTCAAAATTTGAAATTAAATCCTGATTGTTCGTGCCGTAACGTTCCACAACTGAAACACCATCAAAATTATTGATCGGATTGCTGTTGACCTCAATGTCGCTGATCGACTCTATTTCACCTTCACAAATTGCCAGCAAAACATTGAGATAATGATTGTCTCCATCCTCCCATAAAAACTGATTGATAATATTCCCGCCGACTCTGTGTTCTCCGTACACAAGCGCAACCGGCACGCCTACTTCCTGAATGGTCTGCACACCATCCCAGCCGTAGGTCGGCGATCCTTCATCCATACCGCTTGATCCTAAATTGAAGTCCGGCATCTTCGGCTGATTCATATACTGATAAATCGAATACGCCATGGATAACACAAAGAAGGTGAACAAGAACGGATGCGCCACCGCATACGCCCAGACCGCTGAAACAATCGCTGAAACAACCGCCACAACCGGAGCTTCGACTTCAGGAATAACCGTAACCTCATCACCCTCATCAAGACGCACGTCCAGATCATCAACCGTCTTGCCGGTAACAATGACACGCCGGTCAGCGTAATCAAAACCCGATTCGTTCAGATAATCACGCAGTGTCTTGCTTCTTGAAAAAGCAAAGTCTTTAATCTCTGCCTGATCGGTCTGAAACGGATTGTCTATTTTTCTAACCTTGATCATTTCTTTAACCTGTAAAACCCTTCTGTTTTCTGCTTCCAAGAAACATCATCAAGCCGTGATACGATCACACCCTGACGGCAACAGTGAATAAACCGCCTGTTCTCTAAAACCACACCCGCATGATTGGCGATCCCTCGTGAATTAACAAAAAGAATGCCGTCAAGCGGTTCGGGATCATCAACCCTTATCCAGTCGTTTGCATAATTCTCTTTAAAATAATCCCTTCCTTTAAGCCCCCAGACCTTGCTGTACTGCAAGTCCTCAATATCAAACAGTGTGAAACCCAGATCCGCATAAACCAATTTCAAGAAGCCCCAACAATCCAAACCGTCCATCGTGCGTCCTCTATGACGGTAGGGAATACCGAGATACTTATCGATTATGAACCGCTCTACATCACGTAAATTCGTGTTGTCGGTACAGACGGAAACGCCCCGAACCGGCTGTAATTCCCGAGTTGTTTGCAACGCTGTTTTGTCTTGTTGCATACCGCTTCTCCTCCTGAATACCCGCACTCTGCGGACTTAAATTTCCATGCGCAGTAATTGCGTGAATACCTGCGTGACGGAAGATCAACGCCGAGAACATCAAACTTGCTTGTAAGCGTGAACTCGACATTACTCTGATCCGCCGTGTAACTATCAATAAAAAACACATCATCGATATAAGCGTCCGGATCGGATAATTGATCAGCCCAGACCATACGGATGATGACTTTCTTTCCCCGAAAATCGTACTGCTCCAGATACGACTGAATAAGCCGTGATACATTGCCGAGCCTGACCTTAACTTGATCGATCTGACCCTGATTGTTCTCACCGATATACTCATGCGTGACAGGAAACTTTGAATACACGGTTCCGTTAAAAGTCACCTCCTGATCAAAGCCCGCCAGATTAAGATCATTCACACCGTCGTACTCTTTAAGCGTGTAAAGAAAAAGCGGTGCGTTTTCTCTCTTGGCTTTCTCGGCTCTAAATGTTGCGTCAATATTTCTGGGCATTACTTCACCTCAATAAACTCAAATTCAAAGTCGTATACCTCGTGCGCTTTCATTGAGAATTTAAAACTGTCCTCCACAAAGCGGACGTTATACTCAACCGAATCATTAGGATTCGTCCACGTAAAGACCATAAACGAACCGTACTTGCTCTTGAAAAAATCCCGCACCGTTTCCATATCCGCTTTTATGCGGTTGTTAAATCTGAGCGTCCATTTACTTGCAGGATCCGCCCATTTACGCCTGCGCTGTTCAACGCCGTTTTCAAACTCTGAAACAAGCGTCTTATATTCCAGCGTTTCCTCAAAAACAAAGTCCGGCAACACATTAAAATCACTCATGCGTAACTCCTGATAACCGACCTGATCTTGCCGTTATTGTAAATATCATCAGCAATGGCGTTTGATAACATCTTGCGATTACGCCACACGTCCTGTGCGTCCCACGCCTGAATAACCTGATTGACATTAATCGTTACTCCTTCACCACGAGCTGATTCACCACGGTTTAACGCACGCAAATTGTCCGACCCTCCCAGCGCACGCATGCCACGCCGTGACAGCACTCCTTCACCGGTCTGTGCGATAATCGGCACTTCATCCGGGGCAAGACCGCTGTGCGCTTTTATAAATCCTCTGTGTCCACGAGTGATCATGCCTCCCTGATGAAATAAACTACCGACCGCCACACCAAATATCTGCCCGCTAGGTCCAGCCATTGCTGTAAACATCTTCATCAAAAGAAGCCTTGCCAGTATGTTTGAGATCATCTGCAACACCGCACGCCCGAAGTCCGCAAACACTTCTTTGATACTGCGAAGCTCTCCGGTAAACGCTTTAAAGAAAAACTGTGAAAATGCGTTTTGCATATTGCGGGCTGACTGCTTGGCAAATTCCTGCATCGCATTAAACTGCTCAGCGGTATTTTTCGCCCCAACTTCAACCTGATTGATAACCGTTTTTAAAACTTCCGCAGTCTTACCGCCGGTCTCCTGAATCTTTTCAAAGATAATGTTGTAATGACGCAAGGCTTCGTCCGAACTGATCCCGACACGGCGTGCCGCATTCTGAAATATTTGCGCTGTTTTATCTGCCGTCTCTTTTGCTTTCGCATCAATCTTGCTGTACTGTTCAACCACTTCCTCTGCATTTTCATTGCTCTGGCGGGCAACATTCTTGAGAATCTCTGCTGTGTTGTCACCGGTATCCTGAACCTTCGCAAAAACAAGTTCATACTGTTTCAACGCTTCCTGTGCGCTTTCCTCAGCCGCAAGATTAAACGCAATCCGGGCTTCTTCCAGACCCTGCGTTAAACCGTCGATATTAAACTGAACCGTTCTGTCCTCAAGCGATTGCGAAAACCGCTCCACCTCAAGTGCGGCCTGTCTGTAGGTATTACCGACACTGCCGGGCAGTTTACCGAGCAATTCATAAAACTTGATCAGCGGAACCATCAGCTTTTGCAGAAAATCCGTTCCGAAACGCAATAAGCCGTTAAGCGCCGTTGTTATCCCCTGAATAAATCCTTTAACCGCAATAGAACCGTACTCAAGAAGCGTGAATATTCCTGTCACCAGATGATTCACGAAGCCCTGCAAAAATCCGAGAACATGCCAGAGAACCTGACCTGTTTTCTCGGCAAAATCCGTCCAGCGGGCTTTTAACATCTGAACCTTTTCATAGTTGCTGGTGATCTCAAGATTAACCGCTTCAAGGTGAGATTTACTCTGATCGAGGATGTGATTCGCAAGAGCCTGTGCCATGTGATACTTCTTGACCTCATCCGCACTTTTACCGGTTGCCTGTGCGAATTCTTCAGCGGCTTGTTTTAAAGAAAGCTGTAAACCGTAAGTACGCCTTAATGTCGTAACCAGACCTCCGGTTACGGCACTTGAAATATTTTGAAAGGCTTCTTCGGTAGTCGTGCCGAATATTCGTGCTTCTACACGTGCCTGACGCATGAGGGCAGTAACCTGATCCATGTTGAGCCCCTGCGCCATCAACGCCGAAACTTTATCCGCAACATTTGAAAAATTAACAGTCGCTCCTGAAGCCTCCATAATGGCTTTTTGCATTTGCATTGCGTTTATACCGACACTCTCAGCCATACGTCCGAAACTGTCCTCGATCTGTTTCGCCTTAGCTCCCAGTTCCATCAAATCCCACGCTTTACGCAACGCCATGATTGCGGCCGTCACGGACGCAGTGATCGCAAGCCAGTTCTTCTTCCACGAATTGGCAAACCTCTGCAAGTTACCTCTTACGCCTTCCAGGCGCTTTGAGGCTTCATCTCGCATTTTTAAAATTATGGATAACTGTTTATTTGTCATCGTTTAAATCGGTTCCTTCTTTTCTCAAGCTCAATTTCAATGGAATGAAGTTCTTTCTCAATGACCTCAAATGCATCGATCAGTTTGGCTGACTGATCAATCCATCCGCCGGTGTTGGGAAGATAGCCGTTCCTGTAAAACTGAAATGCCCTTAAAAAATTCGCTGACTGGCGTGTCACGATTTTAAAAGGGCATCCTCTGTACTGCTGACCGTTAATCTCCCAGATCTCCTGACCCGGCACTTCATACTCACATCGAATTTTTCTCCCTTTCAGACAGCTGTGGCAGTTCACGGTGAGGTCGCCCAGATGAACTGCCAGAATCAGTTTTTTTCTTCTTCCTCCGTGAGCTTGGATTCATTCAAAATCACTTCCGCCAGTTCCTGACGCAATTCATTGGGAAACATCGCAATGATCCTGTCCGGCAAAACATTGCGCATTTTGCCCGCATAATGAATCGTCTCGAACTTTAAATCCACCGGTTTGCTTGTTTGCGGATCGAGAAAATTATCCATACCCTTTAATCCAAACTTGATCGCCATGATCTGTCGCTTGTTCCAGTTCAAACGAACCTTCGCCTTATCATTGGGATTCGTTGAACTCATCTCATAAGAACTGCTCTCATCATCAACCTCTGCC